GCGCGGGTCGCACACTACATGATCGCCATGACGGCTGACGTTGCGGCCTTAGAATCGGCCCACGCCAACGGTAGTATCTCAAACAAATACTTCTCCGATGCCGTGTCGGGGGTGAAGAACCAATACGGCCGCCTCATCCAGAAGGTGATGGGAGGCAAGAGCAGTGATGGCGACAAGTCTGAATCCTAAGAAAGAAGTCATCGAGCCGGTTCCGGTTGTAGACCGCGAACGTCTTGAGGATGTCTACGACGAACTCAAGCGGATGACGGTTCGGCTCGACCCCAACCCCATCGCACTAGGCCCCGTGCGGTTTCAGAATCGGATCGCCAAGGTCCGGTCGATGCTCACACGGGTTGAGCAGATTTTCCTGCAAGCCAGCGAGGATCTGCACTGGTACACACGAGCTACCCGGTCGAAGCGACTCCTCTACGAACTAGAGCGCCGCGACCTGATGGTCAACGACCCCAAGTGTCGAATGGGCCGGTCGCAGGGTGAGCGTGAAGACCTCGCCAACAACAAACTACGACCGCAGATTGAGGAGATCGAGGATTTGGCTGCGAGGGCCGAAGACCTGGAGATCCTCATGGCTGCGATCAAATCCAGACGGACGGATTTGAAAGACAGTCAGGGACGGATGCGAGATCAGATGAAACTGATCGAACACGACCTGGGCATGGGGGCGCGTTGGGGGAAGGCCGCTCCCGACACCGACACCGACGCCAGTTTGAACGACATCAACTCTCTGCTCTCCAGCGTCGATGACTCTGTAGATTTCCCTGATGAGGACGACGACGCAGAAGCAGCAGAGGAAGAAGAAACCGTCGAGGAAGAAACGGACGAGGAAATCGTCGTCGAAGATGACCATGACGATCCGGCCCCGGTCGCGGGTAATGTGATTGAGTTCCACGCCGCCGATCTTGATGTTGAAGAAGATGTTGTTGAGGAAAGTGCTGACGGCGAAAGTGACGATGAGGAAAGCGAAGATCCTTCCTATGACGACATCGAAGAACCCCTCATTCCCGATGAGGATGCCGAGGGGGACCTCCCCGAAGACGACCATTCGTCAGAAGAAACCGACCAGTTTCTTGATGACCTCGACCCGACTCCACCCGAGGCAGAAGCCTCAGAACACCCTGATGAGGGCTCCATCGAGGATCTCATCAGCAGCCTTGCAGACGACTGATTCATAGCCACCCCAAACGGGGTAAAACCACAACAGCGGCACCGTCTAACAGACAACGCCATCAACACAACCACAGCACTAGGAAAGCAACAACCAATGTCAGATATGTTTCAAACCTTCGGTTTCGGCCAGAACGATGCCGGAATCTCCACACGAGCCAACAAGTTCAAGGGCGAAAAGGGCGTCACCTACCGACTAGGTTTCGCTCTTTGGCCGGGCATGGAGGAAGGAGCGGATTTCACCGCTGCCAACCTTGAGCCCCCCGAGGGACAACCAGATGAGGCGTTGACGCCGAAGTTCGTCGCAGCGCCTCGCAACTACATCCCGGGTGTCGGGTACATCATCAACAAGGGACCGGAGTACACGCAATTGGCGGGTAAGGCTCCCAAGACGATGATCGCCACCATCGTGGTGCAGTGGCCGTTGGAGAAGGGGAAGCCCACCAAGAACTCACTATTCAGCCAGAAGCCGGAAGTGATGCCTTGGATCTTCTCCATGGACAAGTACGAGCGGCTCAAGAAGATGCACTTGAGTGGCTACCCCATGTGGGACTGGGATCTCTCCGCCGAGTGCGAAGACCCTCAGTTCCAGAAGTTCAACTTCTTGCCGGCCAAGAGCAACATCTTCAAGGAGATGCTCAAGGCCACGAACGCGGACGGACAGGCTCTCGCTCAGTTCATTCTTGAGCGTGCGCGTGCTCTGGCTCCGAGTCTGCCCCGAGAGATCGGGATGGATTTGACCATCGACCAGCTTCGGGAGCGCATGGGCCAAGAGGTCTCCGGTCCCGTGGGTGGTGATACTTCGTCGGTCGCAGGATCCGGCGAGGTTGATGATCTGATCGGTTCGATGTTGGACGACTAACCGGGGGAGTGTTAGAGGGGTCCAGATGCGAATTCTCGGTCTGGACCCCTCTCTCACAAAGCCTAGGTGCGTTGTGTCTGGCGGACTTTACATCATCTGGCTTTCGGATAAGCACTATTACGGCGGGAGAAGTTGCAACTTCTCCTCTCGTTGGAGGTGCCACAAACGACAGTTGCTAAACGGAAATCATCCTAACCCCCATGCCCAAGCCGTGTTCAACAGAGAAGGTCGGTTTGAACCTCGTGCGTTGGAACTTTTACCAGAAGAGGAACACAGGGCAGCGGAGAAACACTGGCTGGATGAAAATGTAGGGCGCCCGGGATGCGTCAACATTTCCAGAAGTTCCGAGGGAATCCATAAGGGGTTCAACCATTCTGAGGAGACCAAGGCAAAGTTTAGGGCACGTCGTCCCAGTGAGGACACCCGGCGAAAACTTCGTGAAGCCCGTAAAAATCACATTTTTACGGAGGCGACCAAACGCAAAATCAGTGAAGGGCTTACCGGGCAAAAGCGTCCGTGGACGGCGGAATTCAATAGACTCCGAACTGGTTGGGAGCACACAGATGACGCTAAAAGGAAGATTGCGGAAGGGGCGAAACACCCGTGCCCCGAATCAACAAAAGCGAAGATCAGCAAGACGCATAAATCTAAAGGAACTAAAGCTCCTGGGTTCGCAGGCCGAAGTCATAGTGAAGAAACGAAGCGTAAAATGTCGGAGTCTTCCAAAGGACCAAGAACCATGACTCCCGAAGAAAGACAGCGAAGATCGGAAGCCGCCAGATTGTTTTGGGCAAAACGTAAGGAACAACAAAAAAGGTTATGAGGGTCTTGGGGCTCGACCCTTCGCTCACGAATTACGGTTGGGCACTACACGACACCGAAGGCTTCGGGGCTGATCGGTGTATTGAGCGGGGCCGGTTTCGGACAAAGCCGAGAGAGTTCCCCGATGACATCTCGCGCTACCTTCATTTGCGGGATCTCCTAGATGAACTGATTGAGAGGTTGGAACCGGATGCCATGGGCATCGAACACCCGGTTTTCAACGACACTTACTCCGAAGGCATGTACGGGTTGTTTCTGTTTAGCCTGGAGTCCATCCGAGGCCACGCTCAAGATTTGGTGTTTTTCGCACCTCCCCAAGTGAAGGCGTTTGCCAAAGAGATTCTCGGCCGACCAAAGGGTTGGAAGATGCAAAAGGCGGACATGGTGGACGCCGCCAAAGACGACACAGGCGGAGGAAACTGGGACCACAACGAGGCCGATGCCTACCACGTCGCCCAAGCGGCAGGACGATTTTGGGAACTCTACGCCGGCCTCATCACCGAAGACGAACTCACTTTTGTTGAGAAGCGCACATTCACCAAGATACACACCTACGTCCGAGGCAAGAAAGCCGGGCAGATTGAACTCAAGGGCATCCTGCACCGAGAGTCCGAGCGTTTCCACCTCTGGTCCGTGGAGTAAAAGGATTACCGATGGCAAAGAAAACCGCGAAGAAAACCACCAAGAAAAAAGTCTCCAAGAAAACCACGAGGGCGACCGGAAGTGGCAAAGGGAAACTAGGCCAAGTTCGGGACATGGTGAACAAGGCGCTCAAGTCGAACGACTGGGAGTCCAACCTTGATCCCAAGATGGCTCGACAGTCACTACCCCATCTTCCCATGGGGTCGTTGATTCTCAACCACCTCATTGGCGGTAAGCCCAACCGGCATGGGGTGTCTCCGTGCCCGGGACTACCGAAGGGCCGTATCCTCAACCTGTACGGTCACGAGGGCTCCGGCAAGACGACCATCTCGTTGGAAGCCGCAGCCGAGACTTGCAAAAACGGTGGAGTGGTCGGTTACATCGACTGGGAGCACGAGATCGTTCCTGATTACGCACTATCCCTGGGCGTACCCATCGGTGAAGAAGACAAGTTCATGCTGTGCCAGCCCGACACGTTGGATGATGGCATCGCCATCCTTTGGACGATGGCTTCGGCGGGTGTTGACCTCATCGTGTTGGACTCCGTGGGCGCAGGTGTTCCGAGGAAATACTTTGAGAAGTCCATCGCGGAATCTGCCGACCAGGGGCGCTTGGGTATGAACGCTGCCGTTTGGTCGCAGTTCCTTCCCAAACTCAAGGGCAGGATCAACAAGACAGGATCGGCGGTCATCGGCATCAGCCAGATCCGTGCGGCCATCAACACGGTGGGGTACGGCGACCAGATCACGGTTCAAGGCGGCAAAGCCTGGAAGTTCTACTCCGCACTACGGATGAAGCTCCAGCGCGTGAAGACGGAGAAGTCTTCGGACTACTCCGCACTCACCAACAAGACCGAGGATCGGGTGATCGGGGCCATCATCAAGGCCAAGCTGGAGAAGTGCAAAGTCTCCTCGCAGCAGGGCAACGAGGAACTGTTCTACATTCGTTGGGGTGAAGGCATCGACGATTTGCGGTCTCTGATCGAGATTGGTGCTGCTCACCGCATCGTCAAAAAAGCTGGTTCGTGGATTGAATGGATCGATCCCAGTGGAGAGTCGGTTCGGATGCAGGGCATGGAGAAGTTCCGGGCTGCCATTGCCGCCAGTTCCACGATGCGGAAGGCCCTGGAGAAGCAGGTCAAGCCGTACATGGCTTCGGGTGGATCGTCTTCTTCCGACAGCGACGAGCCAGAGGAAATCTTCGACGGCGAGGACATCGTGGATGATGCCGAGCTTGCGGAGATCCTGGGTAGTATCAGTGGCGCCCCTGACGCTGATAAAGACTGATGCCCCTCAAGGTCCGAGTACGAAACTTTCAGTCCATTGAAGATGGCACTCTCATCATTGATGGGCTGACAAGTCTCACCGGCACCAACAACGCCGGGAAGTCCGCGATGTTTCGCGCCATCCGTGGGGCGTTTACCAACACACGAGGCCACGCCTTCGTGCGGTTGGGTACCGACCACTCCACGGTGGACATCGAAGACCTCGACGATGGTAGAACGCTGACTTGGGAAAAGGGGCCCAAGGTCAACCGTTACATCGTCAACGGCAAAGTGTTTGACCGTGTTGGGCACGGCGTCCCTCCCGAGGTTGCGTCTTTTGGTGTGACTCCTATTTCGGCCGGCGGCCAAGATCTTTGGCCTCAAATCGCCCCGCAGATGAACGGGGTTGTTTTCCTGTTGGATCAGCCGGGGTCTGTCATTGCGGAATCCGTGGCAGATGTCGAAAGGGTCAATCAACTCAACGGCGCCCTGAAGTTCTCGGAATCGGATCGCAAAGCCGCCAAGGCTGACCTCAAGCTGCGCATCAAAGACGGAAAGACGTTCAAGGAGCGCCGGGAAGCCTTCGACGGGCTCGATGAGGCGTTGCTGGACTTGGAGAAGTTGGGGGCTCGTCGGGACAAGGCCGAGAAGGTCGCCATGGCCCACAAGAACCTCGTGCGCCTGGGGGAGCGGTACACGGCGGCCAAGGATGCTGTGGAGGCTCTGGAGGGCCTGGGGGACGTGGAGGCGAAGCTCCCGGCGGAGCAGCGGGTAGAGAAGGCCAAGGCGTTCCGTCACGCTATCGGGCTCACGGTGGACCTGGCGGTGCGGTACGAAAATGCCAAGCGGGATCACGAAGCAGCGCAAGCAGCGCAGGATGTCGTGAGCCAGGTCGCCCTCGATGAGATGTTGGCCGAGAAGGCAGACCGGGTGAGACGGGCCTTGGGACGGACCAAGGGTTTGCGAGATCGGCTTGTAGATGCCCAGGATCTTGTCACAAACCTCGATTCGCAGATTGAGCAACGGGAGAAGGAGCTAGCCGAAGTGGCCGCAACGGCGACGACACTTCTGGGTTCCTACACGGACTGTCCTACCTGCGACCGCAGGATGGATCACGTCCACTGAGTTTTGCGTAAAAGGGACACGGGCTATTGTTTCGTTTGGCCTTGTCAGGCGATCCGATGCGAACCAATGTCTGGCAACGCAAGGTTTTGAAATGCACTTCGACGTAGACCAACAGACCATCTTCCTGGCCGTCACCGGGTCGCACGCCTATGGCATGGCGCGTCCCGAGTCGGACGTGGACATCCGTGGAGCGGCCCTCCCTCCTCGTGATGTACGGGAGAGCTTCTTCAAGAACTTCGATCAGTTCATCGTCGAAAAGCAGGAGGGTCCGTGGGGCATCGTGTCCGAGCAGGCTCTTGAGCGGCTCAAGGAGCACCCGACGGCGAGCATCGGTTACGTCACCGGGAGTGAGATCGATCTGTGCATTTTCAGTTTGGTGAAACTCGTCAAGCTCGCGGCTGACAACAACCCCAATGTGCTGGAGCTTCTGTTCCTCGACGACGAGGACATCCTCCATACGTCACCCGCTTGGCAGATCCTCCGGGAGAAGGCTCCCATGTTCCTGTCCACCCGATGCCGGCATCGGTACACGGGATACGCGATGGGGCAACTCAAGCGCATCAAGGGCCACCGGGCATGGTTGCTCGACCCTCCGACGGCGGAGCCCACACGCAAGGAGTTCGATCTCCCCGAGGAGTCGGTGCTCCCGGCGGATGTGCGCAATCAGATCGACGAAGCCGTCCAGAAGATCATCCGCGACTGGCAGGTAGAAGACGGCCTCGACGACTACATCAAGGGCGCGGCCCAGGACGTGTTGCGAGAGCGCATGGCCTCCTTCCAGTCCACGGTACTGCGGTGCTCTGATGACTTGTTGGACGAGAAGATCTACGAATTGGGCGGAGCCAGCATCGGTTTGTCCAAAGATGTGCTTTACGCCATCAAGCAGGAGCGCAAGTACCGGGCATCGCGCAAGCAGTGGCAGCAGTTCCAGAAATGGAAGACGGAGCGCAACGAGGCTCGATCTGAACTGGAAGCCCGCTACGGCTACGACACGAAGCACGCGAGCCATCTGATTCGGTTGCTCAGAACTGGGTTGGAGATCCTGCGTGACGGGAAGCTCCTGGTCCGGCGCCCTGATGCCGAGGAACTCATGGCGATTCGCAACGGTGTGATGAGTTACGAGGAACTCATGGAAACCGCGACGGGGCTCCAAGAGCAGATGGAAGTTGCCTACGGCACGTCGAAACTGCCGAAATCCGCGCCGATGGAAGAAATCGACCGAGTGCTGTTCGCCATCCTGAACCCTTCTACGGACTACCCCGGACTTCCGAAGATCGTTTAGCTCGGTAGGGTGTCCGTGTGGGCACCGAAGACGAGATCCGGCGCAGGATCAAGGCGCGAGTAGCGGAGGTTGCTCTCCAGCACGGCCGCCACAACAGCCCTGATGCGCGACAGGACATCATCGAGGCGTGCGCTGAAATACTCAGTGAGTACGGGACCGCCGAGAAGGTTGTCCTTGACCCGATCCAAGAGGATGGGACGGTCACGGTTTGGATCGGGGACTTGCCCAAGCCAGAAATTGTGCCGCCACCCGACGGAGACGACTCCTGATTTGCGTATAAGAAGTACAGGTTCGGCCACGCAAGGTCTGCCATTGTGGGGCAGGCCGGGGCCCGGCTAGGCGCGGTGCGGCAATCCAAGGTTCTTATGATCAAACTACTCTGGCGCACCGACGTTCACGACTCCGACCAAACGCCGGGAAGCCGGACGGATGTTTGGACGGATACGGTGGAGGGGAAGATCCGCCAGGTTGGTCAAATAGCGAAAGACAAGGGATGCGTAGCCGTCCTTGATGGGGGCGACTACTTCAACAACAAGTTCCCAGGGCGCACGAGTCATCAACTCGTCAACCGTGTCGCACGAGCCCACGAAAACTATCCCTGCGAGGTTTGGGGAAACGTCGGCAACCACGACTGTCGTCAATCGCAGATCGAAAACTTGAATCAAGGGCCTCTCGGTGTCGTGTTCGCCGCCGGGATCTTCAGGCGTTGCTACGACGAGCACGAAGCTGTGTTCACCGACTTCGCCAGGAAAGTCCGGGTGGTGGGCATCCCCTACCACGGGCCGTTCTACGACTTGGAGAGATTCAAGATCGAAAAAGGTGAGGAAGACTATCTCGTGTGCATGGCACACGTCCTTGCCAGCCCCAAAGGCGGCACGATGTTCAAGTCCGAGGACATCATCAAGTACGACCAACTGCTTGAACTATCCCCGGACGTGGACGTGTGGTGTTTTGGACATTGGCACAAAGATCAGGGCATCACCGAGATTGCTCCCAACAAGTGGGTGGTCAACATTGGGAGCCTGACCCGAGGAACCTTGGCCCAGGACGACATCGACCGTCAGCCTTCCGTGGCCTGTTTGACGTTCGGGGGAAATGGCATGGGGGGCAAAATCGGGATTGAGAAGATTCCTTTGGAGGTTCAGGACGCCAAGGCTGTGTTCGATCTGACCAAGCGCACCAAAGAGGAGGCGCGGGAGATGGTCGTGGACGCTTTCGTGGAGTCTGTCCAGAAAGACCTCCAAAACAAGAGTGACAAGCCCTTCTCCGAGATCGTGGGAGGCATGAAGAATGTCCCGCACAAAGTCCGAGAGCGCGCACTTGAGTTCATCGAGAAGGCCAGTGGCTCGGTAAAGTGAGTGTTGATGAAGGTCAAGACCCTTTATTGGTCGCATCTGAGCGACTACGAGAAGTGTCCGCAGATGTATCTGTGGGGCTACGGGTGGGGTGAGATCGACTTAGGTGGCGGTCCCGGTAAGCGGAAGCCCAAACCCGGCGACAAGTCCTCCCATCACGCCGTCATGGGCATCGTGATCCAGGCGGTGCTGGAAGATTTCTACAACCAGTATCTTTGGAAGCATCAGGCCGGGCTCATGGACCGTTTGGTCCGCCTGACGAAAGAGAAGCTCGCCTCCACGTTGGCGAAGCCGAAGTTTGTGATCAACTGGCGCGAGATCACCTTTGAGGAGATGGAGGAGACCTGCGTATCGGGTGTCCTGAACTATCTCAAGACCATGAAGGCCCACAAGTTCCTGGGCACGTATGCCAAGTCTGAAGTGGAACTGTTCGGTTACGTGGACAAGTTCCTGCCCCTGGGCGGACGTGCTGACTTCATCATCCGTCGTGAGGACACCGGGATCACGATGTTGGATGGCAAGAACAGCAAGACCAAGATGAAGTACACGGACCCCGACCAGCTTCGGTGGTACGCCTTGTGTTTCGCGTTGAGCTACAACAAGCTCCCCGACCGCGTGGGGTTCGTTTGGTACAGGCACCCCTACGAAGACGGCACCGAGGAGACGGGCGTGGATTGGATCGAGTTCACGCGCCGTGATCTGAAGGCACTCGCCCAACGGGCCCAGAAAGTCCGCAAGGGCCAGAACAAGGGAAAATTCGATCCAACGCCTGTGGCGAAGCACTGCCGGTTCTGCGATTACGAATCCGTGTGCGACGCTCGCCAAAAGCAACGGGCGATCAATGTCGCCAAACGTCACAAAAAAGCAGGGCTCCCCATTTTCGACGGCTCCCAGGGGGTCGTAGAGCTTGGATTCGGCCCGATTCAGACAACCCCCGAAACGAGTAAAAAGTAGGAGGCTATGTCTGATCTCGATCAGGAACTAGA